GATTTCTCGCCAATTATGTACTCTTTACCGATTGCAAAATCCAATACAGGGTTGTCTAAAATCCATTCTACCCCACCATTAACACTAGGTTCATTATTAACATTGGCATCTACAAGCGATATATAAGTTAAACCGTCAATTCTGGATATTGCTTTATCATCCTTCCCATATGTTACGGCTTTAGCGTAGATATCTTTAAATAAAATCTCCTTCCATTTTGTTCCGTCATCAGTTGTCGGATCATTACCTTGGTTTTCGTCAACTAATGACAGAAAGAATCTTCCATCATCCGTTGAAACAGGCGCATGGATTTGATAAAACTCAGTAGTGACGTATTTACTGAATGCTGATGTGATAGCAACATCACCAATATTATCTACTTCGAATATAGTCTCGCCATTATGAATGCCGATAACTCTCGCTAAACCAGAATAAAATATATTCGGTACAATGCCCTCTTCACAAATTACAGGCCACGTATTTTTAAGGCTTTCGGTTTCATCCTTATCTTTAAAGGTGTTTTTTTGTGCACCCGTGTCAGGTTCGTAAAAGAATAATTCAAGGCCGTTTAACTCCTTGCCATTTCTAATGTATTGAGGTATTGGGTTTATGTATCTACTCATGTATAATTCACCTTATGGAATTTTTACTTTTATTGCCTGTAATATGGTATCTATCAAAAAATACTTTCCCACGACTTAGTAAGTTGTGTGGAGCTTTAACTATACTCGTTGTTCTGTTAATAATTTCACTTGCTTTGCTTGAGTAGTTTTTTTATAGCCTTTAGTTGATTCATTTCATTTATACCGCGCAATCTTCTTGCGCCAGCCTTTACACCTACAGCTACCGCGCCTGGTAATGTCATTTGAGATATGTCTACAGCAGTATCAACCCCAGCTTTGGCAACCTCACCCCGTAGTGATGTACTTGCACCGCCGCCAAAAACAGCGTCAAGCTCATTGGAAAATATAGAAAGGTTAAGTATGTCATCATCAAATGATCCCCCGTATTTATGCGCTGTATTCTCTAAATTCTCTATTGCTGTAAGTAGGTTTGCCCTGCCTTTTGTGTTGTTTGTTTGAGATCTTAATAAAACCCCTGCTGCCTTATCTGCGTTTGGACCGGAAAAGTCTAACTTCCTGCCGGCTACGTCCTGCAATTCATCAAGCGATGTTATTGTGTCTGAAAATTGTTTGTTAGCCTGTTTATATCTTTCTGATATATCACTTACGCTATCGTTAATGCCTTTCCTAAGTGATTTAACAACACTTTCTGTTTTTCCGCTCAAACCTTCTGCCGCAGACTTTCCAAAAGCAATGTTTTCATCAATAAACTTCTTAAGCAAGTGTGCCTCCCTCCCGTCTGGGTTTGGATTTCTTTTCAACCTTAATACTACTTTATTTATTAAACTTTCTGCTGGTTTTACACCTTCAATCTGTGAGCCTTCAAATATTGGCTTCCCTTTATCGTCAATAGTGACCCCTAAATTATCAAGGTCGTTAAGAAACTTTTTTACCGGGTTGTCGATGTCTACCTCTTTACCTTTTAATCCTTTTGCTATCCTACCGAGTTGACGTCCTGACTGTTTATTGTTACCTTTAACAAAATCAATCTTTTTAACTAGTGCATCTCCTGCAACGTCAGAGGTCCTAATTAACGCTTTTGCTCTGGCGTCACCCTTTCCACCTTCAACGATAGATACCATTTGCGCCATTTTGCGCCTATCTGTTTTGCTTGCATTTGCGATCAGTGTCGTTACTGAATCATCAAACCCCTGCTTTCTTGCTTCTTTTACCAGCCCGAATATTCTAGGTTCAAACTTGTCATTACCTAGTTTCTTCTCAAAGTTTTTCTTTAATGATTCTGGAGCCGCCTCACCAAGATCATTTAAAATTTTATTTTTACTTTGAGGTAACTTGAATGCAGGGGCCGCAATTTTCGGTATTACACCACCAGTCAATCCAGTTGGAGGTAATGCACCCAACGTATCCCCAATTTTTTTCACGAAATCTTGACCAGCTTCGCTTTCAGGTAAGTTCGTTACAGATTCAGCTCTTTTTTGCGCTATCTTTACACCTTCACCCCTGGGTATTTGACCTGTTAACTCTTTAAAAGCCCCCTCCACTGTGCCGGCAGCAAAAGCGGGTGCACCAAAAAGAGCGCCAGTACCAAGAGTTAAAGCTGCTTCTCCTAAACCCTCCAGCGTTTCGCCTATGGTTCTTTCTGGTTTAGTTGGCCTTTTGATGGCTAGGTTTTCTTCTGTTGGTATAAAGTCAACATCTGCCGGTGTTGCCGATTGTTCAACCCTTAAGTTGCTCTGTTGCTGCACTTGATTTTTAGAAAAATAATCGTCTACAGCCTCACCGATTTGAGCGTTACTTGTTCCATCTGGAAAGTTAAATGTTTTCCCTTGCGCGTTAACGGTAATAGTCATTTAATTACTCACTGTAAATTTTATGCCGCTAGGACTGGTTAACTCATTGTCATTTTCTGCGCTTGGTTGAGGCTGTTCCGCCGTAGAGTTTGAATCGGTTGATTGCTGACCTTGTTGAACTCCTAGCTTTGCCTGTATTATCGCATCAATAGCGTTAAGTTTGAATTTAACTGCTGATGGTCTATCACTTCTTGTTGGTATCATGTCCATTAATAGTTTTTGGTCTGAATCAGTAAAGTTTCCCTCTCCTGATGCCCTGAAAACTTTTTTAAGTAAAGGTGCCATTATTGCAATCGCACCTTCCGCAGATTGTGCGCTACTTGTTAACGCTGGCATGAGTCCAGCAAAAGGACCAGTTGTCGTATTACTTAATGAACCAGCAAGTGACTCGATACCAACGCTATAAACTTTCAACGCCTTTTCGTTACTGTTTGCTAGCTCTTTGTTGTCAGATATTAAATTAGCCTCACCTGTGGCCAGTGTTACAGCTTTTTGAATTGCTGGTTTCAACCTTAATTGAGATTTTAACTTAGCTATTTCTTTAGCTGCTTCTATTGCCGCCTGACTAGTCGCCACATCATCAGTTAATTGCTGATCTGCGCTGATTGTTTGAGCGGAAGACCCAACAGCACCAGGGATTAACCTCAACTTTATTCTTGCCGCTTCTTTTTTCTCTGCTTTGCTTAGCCCTGCCAAATCCATCAAATCTTCAAATTTCTTTTGGTCTAAGCTCTTTTGTTGTGTTTTTGCTGGGTTTAATGACGCCTGTAGTTTTGCCTCTTTGATTTCTCTATCAATAGGATCATCAACAAGCTTTAAAGAAACAGCAACACGATCAAAATCATCAAGCTCTTTTATTGTACCTTCTATGTCACCACTATTAATTCCGTCTAAGATGTTTTGTGTTTCTGTCGGATCTCCACCAAGCCGACCCAAATCGGCAAGCCTATTGTTTATTAACCTTCTAGCTAATGGTGTATTTCTGTTCTTTAATGCAGTATTAACACCTCTGGCATCTATAGCCATCGCCTTTTGGCGTTGTTCATCTAGTGCTAGCATTTCATCCAACCGATTTTTAGCCGATGTTCTATCCCTGTCTCTTATTTGCGTAACCGGGGTATTAGTAAAAAAAGCCTCTAAGCCTTGTCTTACATTTCCTAAATCTGCCATGATTAATCCTCTTATGGTGTTGGTGCCGGTAAAACAGCCTTGGCAACTCTTGTTAGTCCTTCAGCTAATCCTTCCGCCTGTCCAAGTATACCCTCTGACCTTGATTGTCCAATTAGGCCTTGTATGTTAGATAAATTTGCAGCTTCACCAGTCTCTAATGCTTGTAGTAATTGCGCTAATTGTATTTGCTGGTTAGCGTCTAAACTACCGAAGTTTTGTAATAAATTACTTATATTAGCTGCTCCACCGCCTATTATATCAGATAAACCTGCGCCGCCCAATTGTTGAAGATTTGAAAGCTGGCCAGTTACGTTTTGTAAGCCTTGCGATATATCTCGTCCCGCACCAATCCTAGCTGCACCAATGTTTCTACCAGTATCACCTATTATTCCCGCTACTTGTTGCCCTGTTTGCTGCTGGATACCTGCGCCTTGACTAGATAATCCTCTTATTACATCGCCAAATTGAGTCCTAGCACCTAATTGTGCACGCCCTAAATCTGAAGATAACCCAGCACCAGCCTGTCCAAATTGGTTGGTTTGGCTAGCACCTTGAGCGCCTAAACTAGATATTAAGTTAGCTGCTGATTGTCCTTGTTGACCAAATAAATTTGCTGTTTGACCTGCTGCTTGTGCGCCTCTATTAGCAATCACACCTCTACGGTTGAAAGCGTTTTGAAAGTCTTGAGCCGCTAACCCTGTGCCAAATCTTAATAATTCCTTTTGAACATTGGCACCACCTAACCCCCCGGTAGCCGCAGCTTGGTTTATCACGCTCAACTCACCTTGATCTTTAAGGAATTGTTGACCGGGTGAATCTTGGAAGTCTCTAAACGCTTGCGCTTGTGCCTCTGGACCTAAAGCACCAGCTAATGCAGCCTGTGACCTATTAGCCTGATTACCCGTGCCTACTAAAGAGGATAACGCGCTAACGCCTTGACTAGTGCCAGATTGCAATGCAGCTAGTGACTGATTTCTAGCGCCTGAAATTTGTTGTTGTGATCGTCTTTGAGCATCAGCTAATTGTTGCTGCGCAATTTGATTTTGACTCTCTAAACTGTCAAGTCCCAAGCCGAACTGTCGACCCGCTAAAGCTCCGCCCTGTCTCAATGTACCAAGAGCAGAACCAGAGCCAGTTTCCAGAGCGCTAACACCGCCACGTGCACCAGCTTGAAAAGCCTGCTCCCCACCTGATAAGCCAAATGGTTGAACTGGGGCTTGTTGTAATGGTTGTGGTGCTTGCTGTGGTGTTAAAGTCTGTTGCTGTAATGGTTGTGGTGCCTGTTGTGGCGTCAAAGTTTGTACAGGTTGGTTAATTTGCTGCTGCGGTCTTAGCCCACCCGTAACCCTTACAGGTTGTTGAATTATTGGTGGTGTTTGCCCAGCCGATATATTGGCAGGTTGCTGACCAAAACCTTTTCTAAATCGGTTTTGTGGTCCGTCAAGTCCAAAAGCTGTATGTTGCGCGTTATGTACCATTTATCTAATCCCCCTACCTTGAAATCCGAATTTACCGAAATTGAAACCATCAAATTTATTCGGCCTAAAATTAGGTCGTTGAGTGTTTACAGCAGGTTGATCATTAACTGCTCGTTCTGGCAATTGTTGGTTAGCAAAGCCGAAATTAGGTAATTGCTGCTGTGACGCATTGAATCCACCGAAATTAACCGGGTTCCCCAATATTGCATTTTGTAATTGAGGAAGGCTATTAACTAGTGTTTGCTGCGCCTCTATATTACCACCTTGAAATGCTTGCGCTTGTTGCGGTAAGGCTTGTCCAAAAACGTCTAATGCTCCCTGAAATCCACCACGCAAAGATTCACCAGCTTGGGGGAAGATAGTAGTAAGATCACCCCTTGCTTTAACTTTACCTTGCCTGATAATATCCTGGCCTTTTCTTAACTCCACCCTTTCAGCTTTGGCGGCTTTTCTTTCTGCTCCACCAAAAAATGAATCTACAATATCAGTCATATATCCTCCCTACTCAAGCCGAACAAGCTCAAATCTAATATTTTATTACGCTTAGTGAATGACTTTTTATAACAACCTTCGAGCTCAAAGCCTAAATTTAGTAGCCACTTTTTTATATGTACGAATGGTGTTTGTGTGATTATCTTTAGTTGATGTTGGCGCTTCATTTATGTTTGTTGGTGGCGGAGTAAATGAAACACCGGGCGTATGGGAGCAAGCTGGAAACTCAGCGCAAAAAGTATCAAATCCAGCTATAGATTTTATTCTAGGTGCATTGACCGATAGTGAAGTTAAAGACATATCAAGTTTTAAACTAGGTTTAAATGGCTCTTTAATAATCTGCTTTATATTTCCAAAAGCTACATTTTGCTTTGATACCGTAACGCGAATATGGCACAAGCAAACATCATTAATTAAAAACAATGAAGGAATAGTAAAGGAAATAGCTTGGCGCGTTAGTGGTGCCATTACAGCTTATGGACTTGTTTTCTGTGGTGACAATCACGATGGAAGAATAGGAACAATTGAGGCAAATGTTTACACAGAATATGGCGAACTTATACATAGAAAATTCAGCACTGGGGCGTATGACGCTGGAAGAAAGATAACTATTTCATCAGTTGAATTAACTGTTA